GGCCCACATAAATGAAAGGCCCCAGAAACTGGGGCTTTTCTAACCTAAAGAAAGAGAGACATGGGGAAATCACCATGCATGCAAATCGGATGTAATAACCCGGCACAAAACTTCAACGGGTATTGCGAAGTCTGTTACCCAACGACCAATTTACTGATCAAGAAACCAGATAGGGAAATCGAAGAAAAGACAACCACTCAATCACTGGCTCAGAAATACTCCAAGTACTACAAGGACGTCAGGCACCTGAGCGAGATCGATGTTTATGCAGTCCATCAACTGTTCTACATCCAGGACCCCTCAGGCGCTATCCAGCATGCCAGCAAGAAGCTGCTGCTTTCAGGAGTCCGTACCGGCGGCAAATCCGCCTTGGACGATATCCGGGAAGCACGAGACACGCTGACTCGCTGGCTGGAAATCAACGAAACCATCCCTCAATAACCCAATGAAACCCTATGAGCACACGCTACGCGAACGTATCCGAAGTCCCGTTGGCATTGGCCGTCTTTCTGGCTTCTGACTACTACGACCACAACGATGATCCTCTGACCATCAGTGCAACCACACTGTTGAAGCCACTTCGGCAGATCATCTTGCCAGCTCGTATCCCGCCAGGAGAAGGGTTGGTGAACCTTGCTGACATGCTCGCCAGTCGAATGGGGTCGGCCATTCACGACAGCATTGAGAAAGCATGGGTCACCAATCATCGGCAAGCCATGGTCGCCATGGGCTATCCGGAAAAGGTGATCGATCGCATCACCATCAATCCCACCAGGGAAGAGCTGCAGCAGTTTCCTGATCGCATCCCGGTCTATCTGGAGCAACGCCTCAAGCGCAAGCTGGGCAAGTGGACGATAACCGGCAAGTTCGACTTCATTGGTGAAGGCAGGGTCCAGGACTTCAAGACCACGACCACCTACACCTACAAGAAGCAGACAGGCTCAGAGAAGTATCCCCAGCAAGGCAGCATCTACCGCTGGCTTGATCCTGTGTTGATCACCGAGTCGGAGATGGATATCCATTACATCTTCACCGACTGGAAGGCCGCAATGGCCAAGAGTGATCCTGCTTATCCCCCGAAGCGATTCCATCGGCAATCGTTTTCTCTCATGTCTCTTCCGGAGACAGAGGGGTTAATCCGCAGAAAGATTGCTCTGATTGAGCAGCATTGGGACTCTCCCGAAGATGAGATTCCCGAATGCAGTGACAGTGATCTGTGGCGAAGCGAACCGGTGTTCAAGTACTACAAGAACCCGAAGAAGACGAGCCGCAGCACCAAGAACTTCGAGACCAAACAAGACGCCTATCTGCGACTCGCAGAAGACGGTGGCGTAGGCATGGTCACCGAGGTTCCTGGACAGGTAACTGCATGCAAGTACTGCGCTGCTTTTGGGGCATGCACCCAAAAGGACCAGCTCATCCGGTCAGGCGATCTCATCCTCACCTAGAAAGAAACCAATGAAATCCTTTGATGAAATGCAGTACCACCCGACCAGTGAAAAGATCGTCGGGATCTTGCGAGACAGGACGCAGCAGGACAACTCGCTGTTCTTCCGGGTACTGGTTGGCTACTACTTCTGTCTCGCAGCCAGCCAGATGCGTTGCTCGATCAATACCCCTGACCGGGGTGAGATTCCGACCAACATGTATGCCCTGAACCTGGCTCCCTCGGGATACGGCAAGACCCAATCCATGAACCTCATGGAGCAAGAGATTTTGGGGCCTTTCCGCCGCATCTTCCTGGACAGCACCTTTCCGTACATGGCCGAGCGCAGCCTGAACGAGCTGGGCACCAACCGAGCCAATCGCAACGGCACCGACATTGACATGGAAGTGGGTGCAGTCACCACCGAGTTCAAACGCCTCGGGCCGCTGCTCTTCTCATTTGACTCAGGCACCAGCCCTGCCGTCAAAGCGATGCGGCATAAGCTGCTCATGGCCCGAGCTGGCTCCATGAACCTCATCATGGATGAGGTGGGCAGCAACCTGACTCCGAACAAGGAAGTGTTCGATATCTTCATTGAGCTGTTCGACAAGGGACTGGTCAAGACCAAGCTGGTCAAGAGCACAGCCGACAATGCCCGCAGTGAAGAGATCCTCGGACAAGTGCCCAGCAACCTGCTGATGTTCGGTGTGCCCAACAGTCTGTTCGATGGAGCCAAGACCGAAGAAGAGCTGATGGCGATGCTGGCCACTGGCTATGCACGGCGCTGCTTCTTCGGCTATGTCAGCGGCTCTGCCATCAATCTGAACCAGACCGCAGAACAGATGTTCGATGACCGCACCAATCGTGTGAACGATCAGGTGATCGAGGATCTGTCCATCCAGCTGGAGACCTTGGCTGACAGCATCAACGTCAACAAGAAGCTGATGATCTCGCGCGAGAACTGCATCCTGCTCAATGAATACGAGTTGAACTGCAAAGCCCGTGCGCAGAAGATTCCAGACCATCTGGAAATCAAGAAGCGTGAACTCTCGGAGCGTATGCCTTCATTGATGACAGCGCCGAGGTCACCAGTGAGCACATCTACAACGCGATCAAGCTGGCTGAAGACTCGGGAGAGGCATTCGGTCTGATGCTGGCTCGGGACAAGTCCTGGGTGAAGCTGGCCAAGTACATCGCTTCTGTCGGCAATGATGTCAATCAAGCCGATCTGTCCGAGGATCTGCCCTTCTACAAGGGAGGCATCAGTCACAAGAACGACTTGCTGACACTGGCCATTGCCTGGGGCTACAAGAACAACATCATCATCAAGAAGTCATTCTCTGATGGGATCGAGTTCCTGCGCGGCGAGACGCTCAAAGCAACTGACCTCTCCAAGATGATCGTTTCCTACAGCTCGGACATTGTCACCGACTACCGCAACGAGACGGCTCCGTTTGATCAGCTCTACAAGCTGACTCAAGCACCGGGCCTGCACTGGGTGAGTCACCACTTGAATGGTGGCTATCGCAACGAGGAGCACTGCATCCCTGGCTTCAATCTCGCTGTGATCGATGTGGATGGAGGCACACCCCTGAGCACGGTGAAAGTTCTGCTGAAGGACTACAAGTTTCTGGTCTACACCACGAAGCGCCACACCGATGAAGAGAACCGCTTCCGGTTGATCTTCCCGATGAACTACGAGCTGAAGATGGATGCCGAGGACTATAAACAGTTCATGGCCAACATCCGCGAATGGCTGCCTTTCAAGGCGGACGACTCGGCGAATCAGCGGGCACGCAAGTGGCTCTCTCACAACATGCACTACGAGTACAACGAGGGTGCCCTTCTCGATGTTCTGCCCTTCATTCCGAAGACCAGCAAGAACGAAGAGCGCAAGGGGCGCCTGAATACTCAGCAGTCCATGGACAACCTTGAGCGATGGATGATCAACAATATCGGAGACGGCAATCGCAACAACATGCTGCTTCGATACGCAATGATCCTTCTGGATTCGGGCTGTGACCTTGACGTTATCCGCTCCCGTGTCATGGAGCTGAACAGCAAGATCGCTGACAAGCTCGATGAGGCGGAAATCTTCACGACCATCATGGTCACCGTGGCCAAGGCCATGTCCAAGAAATAACCAACACAGGGGCGTGTCTTAGGCGCGTCCCTGCGCTTGGTGAACAAACAAAAAAGGAGGTCTCTTGACCACTCAATATAACGACCACCTGGTTCTGCTGTGTGGCAAGTCAGCCACCGGCAAATCAGCCTCTCTGATGGGTCTTAAGGATCCAGAAGGAGTCATGTATCTGAACTGTGAATCGGGCAAGAAGTTGCCTTTCAAATCCAAGTTCAAGCAGTACACGATCACCGATCCGCTGCAGGTACTGGAAGCATTCGAAGCGGCCGAATCCAAGCCAGAGATCCACACCATCGTGGTCGACAGCCTGACTTACCTGATGGACATGTACGAGTCCATCTATGTCATCCCATCGACCAACACGATGCAGGCATGGGGGCAATTCGCCCAGTTCTTCAAATCACTCATGCAGCAGTCCGTGGCCCGCTCCACCAAGAACGTCATCTTCACTGCCCATACGGCAGACACGATGAACGAAGGTGAGATGGTCATGGAAACCAAAGTCCCCGTTAAAGGGTCTTTGAAGAACAAC